GGTCTTCTGGATCTGGTTTCTTTGGAGTTAACATTCCTGTTTCAGGATCCACCTCAGCTTTTGCGTTTGCAGTCTCTTGTATTTCTTCCACCCGTTCCACAAGCTCCTCAGCAGCTGCCTCACTCTCAGTAAGATTTTCAGCGAGAGCAGAACTTTGATCATCTTCATTTGCAGCTATCTCTGCATCATACGCCAGTTTACTTAACCTAGCTTCTTCTTTCACATCTTCTAAATATTGTGCTTCTTCTGTTTCCAATTCTTCTTTCAGTCTATCATATTCCACCCTTTCCAATTCATAATCTTCTTGAGCTTCAGCTGCCTCGGCTGCACGTTCTTCTTCAAGTTCTCGTAATTCATCTTCTTGTTCAAGACGAAGTTCTTCCGCTTCCGCGTCCATTTCTTCCTGACGCTGCCGTTCTTCTTCTAGTACAGCGGCAGCCTCTTCTTCAGCGGCGACACGCTCCGCCTCAATTTCTGCCAAGCGCTCTTCTTCAGCTAATCTCAATTCTTCTGCCTCCTCTTTCTCCATTTGCAATTTTTCAGCCAATGCTTCAGCTGCTTCAGCTGCTTCAGCCTCTTGTTCTTCTCGTTTAAGCTTAGCCTCTTCCATCTGAATTCTATTTTCTTCCAATTGAGCCTGTCGAACTTCCTCAGCTTCTTGTAATTCTGCGAGTTCTTTTTCTTTCAATTCTTCTTGCAATAATCGCTGCTCTTCGAGAACTCTTTTCATCTCAGCTTCGGCTTCGGCTTCAAGTGCTTTTTTTGCTAACGCGATTTCGAGTGCACGAGCTTGCTTGGCCTTTTTCTCCTTTTCAAGAACTTCCGCCTCGGCCGCAGCCTTATCTTCTGCATACTTTTCCATTTTGGCCTTAAATGCAGCAGCTCGCTCTTCCTTTTCTTTTGCCGCCTGCTCCGCCTTTTGTTTCGCGGCCAGTATTCTCAGCTCAGCCTGACGTTTCTTTTCCTCCATCTCTTCCTTTAAAAGTCGTGCCTTTTCCTCCTGCTCCGCCACCTCCTGTTGAGACCTAATAACTACTTCATCTAGTGCAGTATTAATTTTTGAAACTGTGTCACGCTGACTCTTGATTTTCTGTAAAGATTGAGCAGCCTTTATATCAAGCTCCTTTAGCTTCTGCTGCGTTTCTACAACTTTCGCCTGAGAAGCTTCCTTTTTCGCGGTGGCCTGATCTTTAACAACCTTTGCGATAATAGCAGTGTTTTTTGTCTCAACCTGTTTGATAATTTTTTTCGCCGCTTCAACAGTCTCACCAGTCGATACCGAACTGTCATCTACACTTTCCAATTTCTCTACTATACTTTTCGCACGTTCGATTTTTTTGTCATCAACTGGAATTTCAGGGGGTTCATCCTGAACTACCGGTTTGAAAACAGTATCAGACTTCTTACCACGATTGAGTTGAATGATAACAAGACCAATAATAACGAGTATTAACAATGTCAACGTAACAGTGACCATGTCTCATATTAAAGGAAAACTTTTTATTTTTTATTGAATTTCGGAGAATATTGGTTTCCCATCATAAAGTGATCGGGGCGATTCATGATCTCGTTCCGTGGTTCGATTGGAGATGTCTTCTTTATCGTAGGTCGTGTAAAATTATAGACACCCAGTAATAAAACAGCTGTCAAGAACTCAAAACCTTTCATATTTATTATAACATAGATTATTTAACTAACCGTCTGACATACACCTTTCCTCGAAGCGATATACTCTCGCAGTGTATATCCATGGGAACCATTACTCTCAACTAATACATGGTTCACCAAATTCGGATCGAACATATCCCCATGTGTTTCACATAATAGACAGCGAACTGTTGGAACTTCACCCGGTTCATGTGTGTGCATCTGAATATCCCGCTTTTTGTTACGTTTCGTTTTTTTATTGACCACTGGAGCATCGGGATCATGTCGCTCACAGAACGTTTTACCATCGATGCACTTATTACGACACGGGTTACCTCTGATATTGATCCCATTACATGATTGTCTTTTTACACGTGGGTTTTTAGGAGGTTTCACAGTCTTCGGTGGTTTCGAGTGAACTTTACATGTATCAACTCCCTCTATACAGAATTTACGACATTGCGTACCCTTCGCTGTCACACATGGACACCTTGTGCGAACATTTTTAAATTTTTTCGGTTTTATTTGCGTTTTAAGATCCCTGTTCTCTTCTTCCAGTTTCTGCCGATCCCGTACGACACTCCTAAACTCACGTTCGATGTCATTTAGAAACCTATCGACGATGTCGGGAATGTGATGCTTTTTTAATTCGTCTCGAAGTTCGATGAAGGTTTCCATTTTACTTGAAAATGAGAAAGATCGTTCGCAACTTAGGTCATATTTTTTTTATCGAACCAATGTAGATGACGACATCATTACAAGATATACCTAAAAAAATACAGTATATCGTTGTCGATTCCGACTATGTTAACGGTTCAAATAATACATTTTCTCTCGACCTCACCCTCAAATCTAATACACATGTCGAAGATAGTAGTCGCGTTCTCGGTGTAAAGCTTGTCGACTTTTATATTACACAGGTAGGAGATCAGACACCCAATTCAGATGGTCACCCAAGTGATATAGCCAAATATGTGGATATCATATGTCCGGATATACCTCAACGCGCACAAATGCTCGATGAAAGACATGGTCAGATTTTTGCAAGGATCCCGCTGGAAAGACATTATAATCACGGATCACATACGATACTTCGCGATAAACAATGGAAATCATTCCGACGCCAGACAAATTATTTTAATCCGATATCGATCAAGAAACTCAATTTCAAAATATACGAACACCAGGACGATGGGGGGTATCACACTCTTCAGCCAGATTCCAAGTGGTATATGATTTTAGAAGTGACATCCGTTGATATCAAAGAGAAGCCTGTAAACAAAGAGGCGCAGATATTAGAAGCTCTTTACGCTCTCATCGGAAAGATCGATCTTCTACATGAGAGTGTTCAGAGATTACCTAATAAAGAAGAAGCTGAAAACATTCTCATTCAAACCAAACGTAAAAAATTTTCATTCAATTATATCATCATTGCATTTGTAACACTTCTCGCAGGGTATATTTATTATGTCAATAAAGTTCGTGCAAGTATAATACCAACACCATATTAAAATATTTGACTATTGTAATATGGATAAGAATACCACGAGGATTGTGGTTATTGTCACTGTAATTATAATCGTCGCAGTCGTTCTACTAATGATAAATAACGCAAAATCTAAAAAAATGGAAGCACTAATACGCGAAGCAGAGTTGCGATCGATTGAACGCGAAGCTGAATATAACGCGAGAAAGAAAGATGAACCGGTCACTGAAATAGTATCCACCGCGGTAAACCCCCCAGCTGAAGATGCTGAAGATTCTGAAGATGTTGAAATTGTTGGTGACCAGTCTCTCGTGTTAGACGAAGATCCAGTGAGTGAATATAATGAAATGGCAGATGATTCTGGTATAAGCAAAATAGTACCCCCCCAAGTGGATAAAAATTGGGTAGAATCGCGTCAAGTCGAACCAGTGAAAGATCTCTCTGTAGGTATTGCCATTGTGAACGACGTTTCCAAAACTGAAAATTTACAGACTGGTAAAACGAGTTCCAAATACCCTATCAAACAGGGAACCGGGATTCGAGCCGAATGTGCCGACGGGAAATGTGGGGATCCTTCGAAATACCCCCAACCGAAACCATTAGGTTCGGTCAGGAGAATGGATGGTACATATTCAAACATAGATGCGGTACGTATTGCTGCCAAAAATGCCGCACAGAAGCGCGACGCCGAAATTAAACGTGTGTTAGATGAAAAAGTACGGTCACAGGCTAAATCTGCAGCGATGAAACAACGAGAGTATGTTGATACCAGTAGAATAAAACAATATGACGTCAAACCATCAAAAGCACCACCGACAAGTTTAATGAGACCCACGGGACCTTCTTTTGGTTCGATGAGACCTTCTTTTGGTT